GGGTCTGAAGGAGAAAGAAATGACAGGAATGACTGCATTAAACTTTAATGATTTCGATAAGTATTTTATCGGATTTAATCGTTTGCATGACGAGCTAGCAAGAAGGGTTGACCAACAGCCCGTAACTAACTATCCAAGATACAACCTAGTAGCTATCGGAGAAGAATCTTATAGGATTGAGATGGCACTTCCAGGCTGGAACAAGGATAACATCGAGATAAAGCAACACAAGAATAAACTTACCATAGAGGGTATAGAGAAGCAAGAATTAGAGGCGAATGAAAAGTATGTCCACAAAGGATTAAGTGGAAAGACTTTTTCAAGAGTCTTCACGCTTGGAGATTGGGTTGAAGTAAGAGATGCTGGCTTCAAAAACGGAATGTTAGTAATTAATCTACAGGTTGATATACCTGAAGAACAAAAGCCTAGAACAATAGATATAGGCTAAGGAGAAAAGTATGCAAAAAGCATTGCGATTCTTTAATCGCTATGCTAGTATGCAAGCGATTCAAGAGTTTAAAGACAAATACTGTCCTGATGGACAAACTTGTGAGAATATAGCGATGTTCGGTGGAATGGCTTTTATAGTCTGGTTCATGTACATAGCTATGTTACCAATTATGTAATGATTATAACAGAACAAGCGTTAGAAAAATTACAAGAGAGAGTCGCCTCAGCTCAAGTCTGGGGCGCTCGTCTTTCTATAAAAGGTGGAGGCTGTGGTGGATATATGTATGAGTTAAGCTATGAAGATATGCCTAGTTTAACTGATATAGTATATGATAAAATACTAGCAGTAGATATTCAAAGTAATGAATATATGAAAGACGCCAAACTAACTTGGCAAATAAGTGGTGTTCAAGAGGAGTTTATCATCGAGAACACACAGTTAGAAAGTGGACGCTGCGGCTGTGGTGAAAGCTTTTACATGGAGTAATATGAATATAGGACAAAAAGGAATAGATTTAATTAAACACTTTGAAGGGTGTGAGCTAAATGCATATAAATGCCCAGCTGGAGTATGGACAATAGGATATGGACATATAAAAGGCGTAAGTGAAGGTATGTCTATAACTCAAGAGCAAGCAGAACAAATGTTACTAGACGAGCTCAAAGAGTACGAAAACTATATAAATGAGCTCGTAACAGTAAATCTATCACAAAACCAGTTTGATGCCCTAGTATCATGGGTATACAATCTCGGCCCAGCAAATTTACAATCTTCGACTTTACTAAAAGTATTAAACTCAGGTGATTACTCAGGCGTTCCTGCTCAAATTGAAAGATGGAACAAAGCTGGAGGTAAGGTACTTGAGGGCTTAATTAGAAGAAGAGAAGCAGAAAGCGCTTTATTCTGTGAAAATTAAGTATAAAGGCGATACGATTGAAGTGCCTGATGACTTCATAATTAAATGTGGTCAGCATGCAGAATCAAGAGGAATGACCTTAGAAGAGTATATAGTCGAAGCATTTACAAAATTAGAACAACAACAACAACCAACAGCTGTAGATGATGCAGCTGATGTGATGAGTGATTACGACCCTTTGAATGACGATAGTATGCAGGGTTGTTAGTGAGTAAATATGACCCAAAAATTTAGCAAAGAAGAACTTCAAAATTCCAAAAGAATATATAAAAGTGCTACGCCTAAATTAACCATAGATTGGTATATAAAGTGGGTATCATCAGTTCTATTAATTATGGCAATGTTTGCTAGAGGTTTTGAAGAACTCAAACTCCTAGACTTAGTATTTTCAACACTAGGTTGTATGGGTTGGTTAGTGGTGAGTCTTATTTGGAAAGATAGGGCTTTAATTATATTAAATTCTCTTGCCGTATTCGTATTAGGTTCGGGAATCGTGAGGTATTTTTTAACATGATAACACAGGACTACGAATTCAAGATAGTTGTAAAAACAGATGTAGCAGAGGGCGACCCAGCTGATTGGCTGTTCAAAGCAGTCAATGAAGGACTTTTCAAAGAGAAGTGCCTAACTACATTTCTTACCGAAGTAACTCCCATAGACAGTTCAACACCTGAATATAAGTGGTTAGCTGATATGGAAGAACAAAGGTATGGGGCAAAAGAATAAGTTATAGGAAGTATATGGACGAAGAAGCGTCGGATTTATACGCTGTTTTAATCGAACAGCAAAAATACAATCCATCACAGGCAGTAAAAGTATTAGTACACTTTAGATACTGTTCCTCTGATGAAGCTTGGCAGATTGCTAAGCTATACCACGCCAAACAGGGCATTAATGAGCAAAGACATACGCATAAACAACGCAAAGATAGCTATAAAAATTCTGTTAAAACAGCAGAAAGCTACGCGTAGCCCCTCACTTTGGCAAAGCTACGAAGATGAAATAATATTACTTCGTAAAAAATTGGGAGAGTTAGAACATGGCAAACATGAATAATATGGGACAGTTCTCTGGCGATATGGATAGGAACGAAGTTGAGATAGACCTTAACAAGTTCATGGCTTTATTGCAGGAGAAGTCCGAACTCAAAGACAGAATAAGAGAACTAGAAGATATAAATAATGTAAACCCTTATCAGAAGTTTATTTTTCTTGCTCAAATGGTTGATTCATGGAGAATCTTCCCTAGAGCATTTTTAAGTATTTATATGTTCCTTCTTTATTTTGCAACATTTTGGTTTATGGATTTACCTGAACCATCATTAGAACAATCAGGCTTAATATCAGTATTAGTCGGAGCAGGCGCAGCTTGGTTTGGATTATATGCTGGAACACACAAAGCCCCAACAGCAGGACAAAAAGATTAGTGATAGAAGTATATGATAATGTTTTACCAGAAGTAGTAAGAGAACAACTGTATATGTTGGCAATAAATGCCAACTATCAAATAGGTTGGGAAGACACAGCTACTTTTGAAAATAAACAATATCCTTGCTTACATCACAAAATCAGTTCACAGGAGTGGGGAGAGCTAAATTTTTTAGATGCGATATGCGACAACACACTTAGAAGTTTTCTTAGCAAATACAAGTACGAAAACGCCACAATAAATTTAGCAACTCCCTCTTCTATTCAGTTTCCTCATACTCATGGAAGAGCACTCAAAGTTTTAGTATATTACTTTAACCCAGAGTGGCGAAATGAATTCTATGGGGAAACTATATTTTATAATGATACACTTTCAGACGCTACTAGAACAGTATCATACAAACCAAATAGAGCAGTACTTTTCGATGGAGGGATTCCCCATTCCATCAGACCTTCTTCTATAGTAGCTCCCGCCTACAGATTTACGCTAGGAATATTCTTTCGAGAACGCAACTTTATAGAAGAGGCAAGAGTATCGTGAATCAAAAAATAATACTTGACAACGCACTTAAATTTTAGTATAATATAACTATGAATATATTTATACTTGACGAAGATATAGACAAATGTGCCGAAGCTCATGTTGACCGCCATGTTATCAAGATGATACTGGAGTCAGCACAGATGCTTTGTACAGCACATTGGATAAACAAGTATGTAGGCGATATACCGAGGAAACTAGAATCAGATGAATGGAACAAAGTTAAAGAACAAAAACAAAACGAACCGAGAGATTTTCCCTATCTTCCTACTATGCACAATCACCCTTGTAGCATTTGGGTTAGGGAGTCATTGGACAATTACGAATGGTTATACTGCCTTAGCTTGGCCCTTGACGAAGAATACGGAGTCAGATACGGAAAGTCGCATAAATCAGTGCGTGAATGCATATTATTATTACCCGACATCAGTATACCACGGCGTGGACTTACACCATTTGCACAAGCTATGCCTGACTCACTTAAAGGAGAAAACGCAGTCGAAGCCTACCGAAGATTCTACCACAAAGACAAAGCAACCTTTGCCAGTTGGAAAGTCAGAGGAAAACCAGAGTGGTGGAACGAAGAGTACGCAGACTATGAACAGAGGATAACAAGATGAGCCCATTTGGATTAGCAACAACAGGCGCAGCAACTATATTAGGATTTTTCTACTTAGTTATTTATCCTGACTTAGAATATACAGGAGGCACTAGCACTAGAAGTTGCACAGGAGAGTGCTATGCAGAGTATGTCAGACAGTTTGGTACACCAGCTGAAATGGAGAGAAGAAAACAAGCTCTTGCAGCAGGCGACCAATTCAGTAGTATAAGAAGTTTATGGGCAGGCTGTGCAGCTTGTCATGGACAGCAAGGAGAAGGCATGGCAGTATTTCCAGCCTTAGTTGGAAAAGACAAACAATATATAGTAGATAGACTAAATGCTTATAAAAACAAAGAAGAAGTAGGCAGTATGTCATCTACTATGTGGGGACAAGCAGCTATGCTTTCCGATGCAGAGATAGATACTATTGGAGAGTTTGTACAAGCAGGATTTCCTAAGTGAGAGTATTAGAGGCTGCATTTCATGGGGGAACTCGAATGTTTTCTGAGCGCCCCTATGGGTATAAAAGATATATAGTGGAGTACCCAGATGGAGAGACACAGACATACTCTGCATTGTGGTATAAAAAAGATGACATAATAAAAAAAGTGGAGAAAGAAATTGACAGACGAACAAAAGAAATTTAATGATTACGCTAAGTTCGTA